TATGCCAACCCGTGTGCGATCTCGTGATGGACTACCATCCAGGGCATCGTTTCATACGTGGAGAATTGGTCATGCTACCTCCCGGTGTAACCCTTGGATGGCATCGAGACCCGATGTGGTTCCATGAGAATTGCAAAAGGATCCATGTTCCGATAATTTCAAATCCCGATTGTTTTCAGTTATGGAAGGGAGAAAGACATCATCTTGAAATCGGTAAAATGTATGAGATCAACAACCGACGTAGGCACAGTGCCATTAACGGAGGTTCAACCAGCCGGGTACATATTATACTTGATCTGTGTGACGACGATATTTGGACGTCTTTTATTTCCACGGGCGGAAATCCAGACTCCATGACCTGCGATCCGGAGCTAGACTAGCCGGCCTTTTATAAACGACCTCATGTCATAAATAAACCACGAGCACGGAGGTCATTAAATGGCAATCATACCACCAATCAATCCACTATCGGGAACAACGACCAGGTTTGGCGTCCCAACCATCTCAGGAGGAGCACTACCAGGCGGAGTGTTGATGCCGAAACTCAAGCATCGCTTTAGGGTATATGCATGGGGATTCGGGGATGGTACCAACCCCACCGATTTCACCCGACAGGTTGTTACCTGCGGACGACCGCAGCAGCAATATAACAATACGGCACTTCACAGCTACAACAACATCACCTACATTGCACAGAAGCCAGAATGGCAGACCATCGAAATAACCCTGCGCGACGACATTAACAATGCCGTTTCCAGCGCCGTTAGCGGTCAGCTACAGAAGCAGATGAACCATTTCACCCAGAGCGCTGCTCGCTCGCATGTGAACTATAAATTCACCACGGATCTGCAGACCCTTGATGGTACAATGGGAGAGGAAGGTGACAACATCCTTGAAGAATGGAGACTAGAAGGTTGCTACATTGAACAGGTCCAGTATGACAGCATGGATTATTCCAGCAGTGATCCTGTGATGATCACCCTGACCGTTCGATTTGATAATGCAACGCAAGGATCCGAGAAAGCAGCATGAAGTTGCACCGTAAACTATCCTAACATCTTAATGCTTGTGAAAAAGGGCGGTGGAAACACCGCCCTTTTTTTATGGTAAATAACAACATGAGCACCGTCCTACTTCGATTACCTAATGTGGCCACAAGGGCGTATGGATTGCAATCCCCTGGACAGCTTGCGCGAGCCATCCCTCGTAATAGATTCCTCTATTTCGTTGAATTCAACCAATCAGAGGGCGGCAAATCCATGACCAGCAATGCCAATTTCAACACGCATGACGCGCCTCGCGGCATATCGTTCAAGGTAAAGCAGATAGATAAGCCCAAGATCAATCTAACCACGGTTGAACTAAACCAATACAACAAGAAAACTCTGGCATATACCAAGATCGATTATGGCGATGTCACCATGCGTCTCTATGATACGGTTGACGATACCGTGTTATCAATGTGGGTTGATTATTTTACCTATTATTTCGGAGATAGCCGTCCAAAAACCGATCTAGCATACGATCAGAGTCCGGTTGATGCCGGTTTTGTTGACAGCACGGGATGGGGCCTACGCCCGTTAACGGACGGGACTAAATTTTTTACCAGCATACAGGTATATGCGTTTTATGCCAATACCTATACGTCCTTTAGTTATATGAATCCAAGAATAACATCCGTCGACTGGACACAAAAGGAATATTCAAGCAGTGAGCCCGAAGAGGTAAATGTTACCTTCAAGTATGAGGCGATAAAGTACGAAAAATTTGGACAGCCCATCACGGATCCAGAAAAATTTGGATGGATAGTCGACAATCCGGACTCGTTGCGAAGATCCTCAATGGTTGATCCAGGTCCGCCGCGCATCTCACAACCGCGAATATTTTCACCTACACAGGATGCGATCCCGGTCACACCGCCTGCAATGCAACCGCCGGCGGCAACCGACAATGTTACCAATCCTAACAATAACCCAACCGTTCCTCCTGGTGCTCCACCGGCAGCGGCAGCGCCGTCGGCGGCCGTTCCACAAACAACTACCGTTACGACCGCATCCGCCACCACGGCCCAGGTTACCACGTTTGGACAGTCGGCAACAACAGCGGGTGGTACATTGGCCCCTGGTAGCGTTAGCACCACGACCCCCGACAGTGGTAGCAACTCGTTTTTCAGCCGCGTCCAGCGTTGGCTATCACCGTCTAGCACGAGCAGTAACGCAACCGGGACAACGGCACAAACAACTCCTATTGCACCCGGTGGCGCCCAAGCAAATGCCAACCAACCTAGGATGAACATCACATATGATGCCATGGGATATGTCACCGGTACTGAACCGGTTGAATCGCCACAAGCGGCCAGACAACAGGCCGTGCAAACAACATCCAGGCAAAACTATCTTGGAAACTCGTTGAGAAGACAAGCCGATGAACATAATGCTCGTACCAGGCAAAATGTTGAAATGATACGAGCGGCGGCGGTAAAAGCAGGTATCATACCAGCTGACGACCAGACCACATCGGTTAGTGGCACGATTGAAGCAAATACCGTGGTGACACGGGTTTCGGCAAACGGGCAATCAGTTGATCTATACCCAACTCTGGATGCCGAGGACAGATCTCGGGTTGACAACATGCGACGTATGCGTGAAGAGATGAGCAGAGAAAGATAATCATCATGGTATCAAACAATTTCACCACGCAGACCATGACCCAACAGCTGGCACAACGCAGCGGGCAGGTTGCCATACGGCAATCACAAGGCGGATTACAGTTTGTGGATCAGCTGACCGGCCAGCAGCTAGATGGAATATCAGCGGCATCAAGCATACTAGCTAATCCCCAAACACCAAATGATCCTAGGATAACGGCACGTGCATTGGATCTTGCCAGGGGGCATTTCACGGACAATACGGTTCCGATTGCGCTAGTGGAAGCCCTTGCCACGGTGGCAGCATACATATCGGTCACGCAAGGAATACCGATTGATCAATTGATTAACAACAATAGGCTTAGTCTTGGGCTCATATATGAATACAACAGATTCAAGCCAAAAGGATCGCAGGTTGGAATTTTTACCAATAATCTTTCTCCGGCGTGGAGTAACAATCCGGTGTTGAGAGGCAGCATCTCGGCAGCATTGACGGATGAACCATGAGCAAGTATAGCCAAGGTGAATTCATACCCAAGAATCCACAAAAACTGATAGGTAACGCACGTCCTTTTTACAGGTCATCATGGGAACTAACCGTGATGAATCTTCTTGATAACCACCCTAACGTCATACAATGGGCCAGTGAAAGCGTCTCCATACCCTATGTTAATCCGTTGACAGGCAAGAGAAGCATGTACATACCGGATTTTCTCATACTTTACAAGGATAAAACCGGACGACAACGCGCCGAGTTGGTGGAAGTCAAACCCAACAAGGAAGCCATTGCCGAGAACGCCAAAAGCAAACGAGACAAGGCCGCGTTGATGGTTAACACCGCCAAATGGGCCGCCGCAATGTTATGGTGCAAGAAGAATGGCATATCATTTCGGATACTAACAGAATCTGACCTATATATAAGCAAGGGCAAACAGATCAGGAAGAGATGACGCTAACATGGGAAATCAATACAATAAACTAGAAGAGGTCTTTGACCTTCCAAGCATGGATGAGATACTCCAATCAACCGCACCAACAAACGATGAGGTTAAAGAGGCGCTACACCATGCGGAAGAGCTTGAAAAACAGTTTGAAAAAATGGATGGATACGATCAGCACGACGCCGAGATGGACGAGCTGGCAAAACTAGCCATTGATGCACACAAGGATCTACAGGAACTAGGAATGAATGTTGAGGTAAAGCACGCTGGGGAGATATTTTCAAGCTCAAGCCAGATGCTGAAGATCGCTGTTGATGCCAAAAATCTCAAGGTCGAAAAAAAGCTCAAGCTTCTAAAACTACAGCTGGATAAGATGCGTATCGATAGGATGACGAAATCCGATGATAACAACACCGTCAATGGTACCGTAACGGTTCTCGATCGCAACGAAATACTCAAACAACTGAAGCAGATAGGTAACAGTGATAAATAACCGACATAGGAGCCTGCTGACCATGAAGCGATTGAAAGAATACATAGCCGAAAGCGCCGGAAATCACGTTTACGTGATCAAGTTTGCCGAGAGACCAACACAGGAACAGGTTGATGTCATCAGCACCTGGCTCAAGAAATACGATCTCAAGGCCACAACATCCGCGGACATGATTGAAGAGGATCACGTTGATTTCATTGATGTGCCAAACAGACAACCGCATGCAATGCGGGTTTCTCTTGGTATGGCCATCAGTCCATACGTTCTCCTGCAGGATCTCAAGATAGCCGCAAACATATCCGAAAAATTCATCGTGGTACGGGCTGAGAACGATCCGCTCGAACGCGAAGCTGAACACGATTCGTGGAAGAGATTGCAAGATATTGAAGCCAAGGCAAGCGATAAGGAACACGCTGCACGACTCAGCACTGACCGAGAGTATCTCGATGCGGAACAACCTCCGGTTGATCATTTGTTTGGCGATGACTACAACAAGAAATTGCTGACGTATCTAGCAGGCGTTGCACAATCCCGTCCGACCATGGAACAGGAACCAGCTGCTCCGTTGTTCAGCTGGATACAAATGGAGGATATTGACCCTGGTGAACCTCATCAGGATACCTCCGATTTTAACGCACATCTCAATACACCGAAGCCGGTAAGCAAGGGCAACGAAAGTGCCCCAATTGATTCCACATACCTTAATAGCAAGGGAACGATGAACGATGATTCCATCAGGAAGGTGAAGTTCTTCAAGGATTCCAATACTGGCAAGGCCACCCAGGTGGTGCAACCGGCACAGAAAGGCTAATCACATGAACAAGCACTATCAACTAAACATCACCAGCGACACCACCGAGGTCAATGTTAACACGATTGATCCAGAGGAAATCGCACGCATAGTTTCTCTAGCAGGGCTTCCACCACAGGCACCGCCAATGGTGATTCCTCCTACACCAGAGATGCCTTCGACCGCTGCCCTTCCAACAACGGGCGATATGACACCATCGTCGGATGCAAGCATGTCGACACACGATGATGGGCAATCCTGCAGCATTTGTGGAGCGGATGATCACACGGACGACGAGTGCCCTAGCTCAATCTCAGTTGGTCATCATGATCACGATACCCAACTGGAACTTGATGAGGAGATCGCCGAATACGATCACGGTAAGACCGAATTTACCGACGAGGGCGAGGAGGTTGACGTGGGCAGCTATGTCTGGCAAGGATCAAAGCTACCGCAGCGCATAGTCAAGGGCGTACAGGGAGATAATCCCCTGATCTCCGAGCTGCATGCGCACCTAATGGGAGAATATAGCCGTTATCTAGCTGAAGCTGAAGATGATCGAGAAAACGATGACGGTATCCTTAGTCCATTAAGTGATGCAACCAAGCCGGAATTTGATAAGGATCCGTTTGCAGGAACGGAGGCGATCACGGACGGTAGTCGCAGTCCAATGAGCACCATAAAGAGGCAGCATGCCTTTAAATGACATTGACCTGAACGACAACGTTCATGAGATGATAAAACCCAGCAACCAATGGTTGCTGGGTTTTTTTATGGAAGGAGGATACGCATGATAATCACCAATGTTAGACCAATACTGTTACAGGTGGTTTACCATCTACCAGACTATCCTAACATACTCAACGAATTCACATGGGGATTTGAGGACAGGATTCCTGAATTGATACGGACTCACCGGTTCTTAAACCACTGGAAAGCCAACATTGATGCGGTCATATCGGAAGTGCTGATAAGTATAGCTGATGAACGCCGCAGGAATTGGCGATCAGTCGATGAGATCATCGGCTACAACTAGGAAGACAACATGGCAAGGCCAACCGATTTTGAGAAACTGAAGGCTCCTAACCAACCAACGACCTACACTTCTGAACAGCTACAGGAGTTCGTCAGTTGTGCTAAGGACCCGATATATTTCATGGAGAATTATCTCTACATACAGCATCCTACCAGGGGGAAGATCCCGTTTGCCGCATACGAGTTCCAAAAGGATCTGATCAGGACATACTGGAACAACCGTAACACCATCGCGATGATCCCCAGGCAGAGTGGCAAGACCACCACCGCGGGTGGATATCTCCTATGGTATGCAATGTTCAATCCAGACGTGACCATACTCATTGCTGCTAACAAGTTCAGGGCAGCAAACGAGATCATGATGCGCATCAAATATGCATATGAAGAACTGCCGAATTTCATACGTCCGGGTGTGCAAAGCTACAACGTGCAAAGCATCGAGTTTGATAACGGTAGCCGGATAATGGCCACCACCACGACGCCGGACAGCGGACGGGGAATGGCCATCAGCTTGCTGTATCTTGACGAGTTTGCGTTCGTCAAATCAACGGTGGCATCTGCATTCTGGACGGCAATGGCGCCGACCCTGGCAACCGGTGGTAAGTGCATAATAACCTCAACACCTGCTAGCGACGAGGACATGTTTGCCGAATTGTGGTTTGGTGCGACCAATACACTGGATGAGGATGGAAACGAAATGCCAGATGGAGTTGGCGTCAACGGATTCAAGTCATTTTCAGCACACTATAGCCAGGTTCCTGGCAGAGACGAACAATGGGCAGATAAGGAACGTGCCAAGATCGGTATCGATAAATTCCAGAGAGAATATGAATGCGTGTTTGCGGGTGAGGAATCGACATTGATAAACAGCCTCACGTTGCAACGCCTCAAGGGTATTGAACCGATATACAAGACCGGAGAAACACGATGGTACACCAAGATATTACCGGATCGTACCTATGTGGTTGCGCTTGATCCCAGTGCCGGTGTTGGACGGGATGCGTCGGTCATACAGGTGTACAGCCTTCCAGACATGGTTCAGGTGGCAGAATGGAGTGGTACCCGTACCAACATACCAAATCAGGTTCGCCATATGCAGAACATCATCAATACCATATATCAGGAAATAAAACGACAAGGATTCAAGGGAGAACCGGAAATATATTTCACGCTTGAGAACAATAGCTGGGGAGAAGCCGCGTTGCAAACCGTGAACGATATCGGTGAGGAGAATTTCATGGGACAATTCCTACATGAACCCAAGAAGCCCGGAATCGTTCGTCGCCGAAAAGGTCTAAACACAAACGGACGCAGCAAATCATCCGCGTGTTCAAAGCTCAAGAGCCTTGTTGAAAGCAACAAGCTATCCGTGAATAGCAAGCAGTTGGTCAGAGAGCTCAAATTCTTCGTCAGCAAAGGAGATAGTTTTGCGGCCAAGCAGGGAGAACATGACGACTGCGTGATGAGTACCCTCCTATGCGTTCGGATGATGCAGATGGTCACCGACTGGGATGACAGGGTTGGTGAGCTAATGAAGGATGCGTTTGGTGATGAAGAATCTGATCATCGGGACCCAATGCCATTTTCCATTATGATCAGCTAAATATCGCATCATAACGGAGTAGAGATAACCAATGAGCTATAACTGGCCGATAATAACGGACAAGCTGTATGGCATAATCAAGGGATCGTGCAAGGATCTCATGATGTATGATGCCAAGGGCAATGAAACCATTGACCCGAAAGAAGGAACGCGATTCTTCGCTACCTTTGGGAGTAACAATGCTGATCTAGAGACCTTTACCATACTGGCTGCGTTGCATGACGAAGGGCAAAATAGTTTTATCAACATCAAAACCCCTGATCTCTCAAACGATACGGATTTTAATTGTGTGTACGAGTTAAGAAACCACATACGCACCGCCATCGGTCAGAGAGAAGGAATAAAAGTGAACTGGCAGGTCTTTGATCATGCCATTGATCCCAAGGAGGAAGCCGTGCATAACATTAAAGAAAGCAAGGACGTGAGCAAGGTCTTTGGAACCACCAAGAGTTCATTCCAGCGAATAGGTGAAGCCAAGCTGATACTGCGACACACCGATACCATTAACGAGGAAAAACATGGTGCAAGGACACGGCACATACGGGCTATTTTCGTAGAGAACAAGCTCGGAGAGAGATTTGCATATCCACACATGCACGTCACTGGTGCCAGGGCATTTGCTCGGCATATCAGCAACGGTGGTACCAATCACGACGCGATTGCCGAAGGAATTTTTGGTCTCAGTGAAAAATATCTACAGCTACGACGCAGTGGCACCATGCTACGCAGGTCAGCGCCTCCTAATGCAGATTGGGTGACGGGAATACGAGAAGGAATGCAGACCATCAATCGCAAGCTTAAAAGCCTGCATGGTCCAAAAGGGTATTCAAATGCCGATACCATACTTTCAGAAAACACCGTGATAATCGATAATAACGCCATAGCTGATCTACAATCACAAATGGCAGAAAGTTGTGGTTGCCAACAAGGAATGCCGGGTTATGACGATTTTGGCGCCGCTGCACGGGTCATTTCAATGAAACCTCAATCTCAACCAACCCCAATGACATTCACATGGAAATCCCGTCCGGACATTACCAGCGCTGCTGACCAGTATCCGCATGTACTTGAACGCTTGGCATGGCAGCTAGGGGAAATTGCAGGAGCATGTGAGGATCCAATGGCTGCACAACGTATCAGTGAAATATCCATGAAGATAGCAACTGGAGTTAAGCCAACATCAGAGGATCTTGAATTGGTTAGGGAGGCATTCACCAGTAGCCAGGCATATGAGCCAGAGGTTGAGATTCTACCTGAAGAAGCAGAGCTTGAAGCATTTCTTGGAGAATACGAACCGGAGCGCATATTTGCGGAAGACCAGGACAGCATTGTACGTTACATACCAGGGGTACCGGGAGAAATAATCAAGCAGGAAGGCGACATATACCTAATGCTAGACGTGGATCGGTACGATCGCTATACCACCAAAAACGAGTACGAGGTCTACAAGAAAATTGGAGACAACTACCATCGAATTGAAAATCTTGATATGCCGTACGATCGAGGTTATGGAGCTGTTGCTAAGTTTGAAAAAAACCTTCCTATGTATCATGCATGGCAACCAACAAACACTGGTGATAAAATAGACGAATGGGACGAGGATCCCGACCATGTTGATTCACAGAGGGCCGATGCTATAGAAGCAAACATTGAATATTACCTCAAACAAATGAACATAACCTCACCCATAACAATGGACCAAGCTGAACATTATGCCACATCAATCGAACAGGACTCTGGTATCACATACGATGAAATAATCGATCATATGGAACAGCGCGGCATGATCATCCCTGGAGAAGATGACCATCTGTCCGACCAGGATGGGGTTGAGTTGAGCCAATCCTACAACGACGATAATGATTCACATGACCGCGATGCATTCGGATCTCAGATGTCCGAATCACCGGATACCATCATCTCTCGCATGCAAAAACTTGCAGGCATTTAAGATTTTTCATCTGGCTTGGTAATTTGACCGAGCCAGATGTCATAAATAAACTGTCAGTAGCAAGACAGAAAGATGACTTGCTATTGTCCATACCCATTATAGGCACACAAGGAGGCACACGAAATGGCACTAACACTCAAAGAAATACAAGCTAAATTGCTTGCTCAGCAAGCAAACACGGACCGCATCAAGAATGGTGGCGGTTTTGGCGGCGACAATGCCGTTTACCCGTTCTGGAACAATCCAGAGGGTTCAAGCGCAACAATGCGATTCCTACCAGACGGCGACGAGAAGAATGATTTCTTCTGGCTAGAACGTCTCATCATCAAGCTGCCTTTCCCTGGAGTAAAGGGCCAGAATGACAGCCGACCGGTTGAAGTGCAAGTTCCTTGCACGGACATGTGGAAGGCAGGAACTTGCCCGATCACTGCTGAGATCCGTCCTTGGTGGAAGGATAAGAGCCTTGAGGATATGGCCCGCAGGTATTATCGCAAGAAGAGCTTTCTGTTCCAGGGTTTTGTGCCCTCGAATCCTAACAAGGACGATCAGGAACCGGAAAATCCGATACGCCGTTTCATCATCAATCCGTCGGTGTTTGATGTTATCAAGTCGATTCTCATGGATCAGGATCTTGAGAACAGCCCGACTGACTATGATCACGGTCGTGATTTTTATCTGCAGAAGACCACCAAGGGCGGATTTGCAAACTATGCCAGCAGCAAGTGGGCAATGAAGGAGCGTACTCTCAATGATGTTGAGCGAGATGCTATTGCCAAGCATGGTCTCTGGAATCTCAGTACGTTCTTGCCAAAGAAGCCAGACGAAGCACATCTTAATGCCATCATGGAACTGTTCACGGCTAGCGTGAACGAGGAAATGTATGACCTTGACAAGTGGGGCGAGTTATATCGTCCAAATGGAATGAGAATGGAAAATCAGAATTCCAATTCAAATTCCGGTGATTCATCTGCCACGACCACACAGGCGAGGATCCCTGCGATGCAAACGGCATCACCTGCTGTGACCGCTGCTAGCATACTGAATAAGGTTGTTGCAAAGCCAGCCGTGACTGAGGCAGTTGATCCTCCGTTTGATGTCGATCAGGCACCTGCTTCATCGGCTGACAAGCCAAAGATGCAGACACCGGATGATATCATCGCCGCGATACGTCGTCGCCAGCAACAGAAGTAAAATGAGTAATGGGGGACATTTCTGTCCCCCATTGCAACCTTTGATGGTTGCCAACGAACCCTGGCTGCAAAATTAAAAGAAAGGACATGCATGCGCCCCTTTGATCTATCAAAATTCAGGAAAGACCTGACCAAGAACATACCAGGTATTTCCTTGGGTTTCCATGATCCAAAACATTGGATCAGCACGGGCAACTATGCCCTTAACTATTGTATTTCAAGTGACTTCAAGAGAGGAGTACCGCTTGGAAAGGTAACCATGTTTGCCGGACAGAGTGGTTCTGGTAAAAGCTTCATCTGTTCTGGAAATCTGATAAAGTCGGCCCAGGACCAAGGAGTATTTGTGGTTCTAATCGATACCGAAAACGCTCTTGATGAAAACTGGCTGAAGCCTCTTGGTGTTGATACATCCGAAGAAAAGCTTCTCAAGGTTAACATGTCCATGGTCGACGATGTTGCTAGGCTCATGAGCGATTTCATGAAGGATTACAAGTCACGCTTTGACAGCGTTGATGAGAACGATCGTCCTAAGATCCTTTTCGTGCTTGACAGTCTTGGCATGCTGTTGACTCCAACAGATGTCAATCAGTTCGAGGCAGGCGACCTCAAGGGTGACATGGGACGCAAGCCCAAGGCTCTAGCAGCATTGGTTCGCAACTGCGTGAATATGTTTGGCGAGTATGATGTAGGCATGGTGGTTACCAATCACAGCTATGCTTCCCAGGACATGTTTGATCCAGACGACAAGATCTCTGGCGGTCAGGGATTCATTTATGCTAGCTCAATCGTTGTAGCCATGCAACGTCGCAAGCTGAAGGAAGACGAGGATGGCAAGAAGGTAACTGACGTTCGAGGTATCCGTGCTGCATGCAAGATCATGAAGACCAGGTACAATAAGCCGTTTGAGAACGTTGAGATCAAGATCCCTTGGGAAACTGGTATGGATCCATACAGTGGACTTGTGGATCTGTTTGAGAAGAAAGGAGTTCTGATCAAGGATTCCACTAAGATGAAATATGTTGACAAGTCCGGCAAAGACCATAAGTATTTCAGGAATTCAATACCCAACAGCCTTCTTGATCTCATCATGGACGAATGGGATGAGAACAGGGTGGCAACAGCATCCGATGAGGTTGCTGATGTCGGAGATGAACTGTCTGAATAAGGAAACATTGAAATGGATATAGCTGAATCGACCGTTCTTGAAATATGGGATCTTTTCTGTGATTTTGTTCCATCTGGAAAGAAGAACGATGTTGCGGTAAAATTCCTACGTTTATTTGTTGAACAGGATATAAGCCTGGATGATCTTGACGATGCAAGGGGAGAGGATGATCATCTTGACCATGCGTTTGAAGAGCTCAGTGATGATGACGGAGACGGATATGGAAGGGATCCTGAATATGAAGACTAACCTCGGATCGAGGTCTTCACTTTTCAGGAAGATTGCTGATCAAACACCGTTTGATACATGCAACAGCAAGGTATCCAACAAGATGATCGATATTTTTGTAGAAGAAGATATCGATCATCTTTTTTATAGGGTCCAAGAAGCAATCAGGGCAAGAGATCTGGATTCTCTTCCATGGTTGCATCTTGAATTGCAGGCAAGATCAACCATGATGCTACGAAAGATAGAACAGGATCTCTGCGATATTCGTAAAGAATTGTCAAGATAATGTGGTATAATCGAATAGTTGACGATCTAGCTGAAATTCCGCAGGCGGTGGCATACTATGAGAAGGAACTTGAGGATGGCATGAACGAGACACGCATAATAGGAAATCTGGAGAAAAACTCGCAAGAGCTGTCTGGTATCACATCCTATCGTTTTGGACAGCTACAAGAAATTGAAGCCGTGTTAAAGTACCTCAACATAAAATATGACAAGATCCGCAGCGATCATTATAGGAATTATCTCGAAACCTATAACAGACAGTTAACGGATCGTAGCATTGAAAAATACATAGACGGTGAAGCAGATATCGTTAGCATGGGCATGCTGATCAATGAAGTTGGTCTCATACGAAACAAGTATCTTGCCCTAATGAAAGGTCTTGATATCAAAGCGTGGCAGATAGGTCACATAGTTAAGCTACGTGTGGTAGGTATGGAAGACGTTAATCTAGGGAGCAAGGGAGGATGATCTAACCTCTTAGGGATGATCTCATGGTGCAGGAACAGGTGACTGGCACATGGCAACATTTTGTCGGCGTGATCATGCTCAATCAAACCGGCCGTAAACAGGTAAAAATGATACTACCTGTGTTCCTTTCCAGATGGCCGGATGCCGACTCGTTGCTCAGTTCCGATTCTGCTGAAATCGTGGAAGTTGTTAAACCTCTTGGAATGTATAACCGTCGGACACATACTCTCATACGAATGAGCCAAGATTGGAAATACTGGAATGGAATTGATGCGACCAAACTGTATGGTATCGGTCGATACGGCAGTGATAGTTATGAGATTTTTTTCAAGGGTCGTACGGACATAATACCAACCGACCACGAGCTTTGCAGATATCTCGGATTACCGGATCCAAGAGAACACAGGAAGAAAAAGAATGATAAAAACCGCTGAGATAATCATTACCGACGAAGTTGGTGTGAAAATTGAAGGACTTGATCTGGTTACCAGGCGTGCATGTGTTAATGCGGTAAAATACTTCCTGCCACATGCAAGATATAGTCCGGCATACAAGCTCGGACGATGGGATGGATGCCAGAGTTTTTGCACACTTGGAGGCAGGACATATCTGAACCTCCTTGACAAGATACTGCCTGTATTGATCAAGGAAGGATATGAGTTTGAGATCAATGATTGCCGTGCGACCCATAGCTTTGAATTTGAGGAAGTTGATGAGAACTATCTCAGCCACATCAATTGGCCGGACGGTCATCGCTTTGCTGGTGAGCCTATAGTCATTCGTGATTATCAGATACAGGCCATTAACGAATGCATCAACAATCTCCAGGGCATCATCATCGCTCCTACCAGTGCCGGGAAGGCTCAACCTCTATCAAGCCTTGTTAAGGTTCCTGGTGGCTGGAAGGCAATGGGGGATATCGTGATAGGTGACCTCGTTACGACACCCGACGGATCTTCGGCTGTAGTCAGTGGAACC